GTTGCTCAACCATAGGTGCTTCCCCAGCAGGTGGTAATTCTGGAGCGAACACGTCATTGATTGCGTCCTCAATCTGAGTGCCCTTCTGGCGTAGACGGATAACATCTGCAATCTTCTTAACGATTGTAGTTGGGTCTCCGCCATTAGCAATAAGTTGTGGAATTGCTTGTGCTGAAGCATTAAGAGATGAGATGAGTGCATTACGCATTTCCTCAACTTCAATCTTTTCCTGCTCCTGAGTTACGTTAACTCCGAATGGCAATTCTCGTTGTGCTAAATCCTTAGAAATTAATTTACCGCCAAGGGCTTGCAACATAAAGATAAGTCCCTGCGCTGGATTAAGACCAGCCAACATTCCATAACGAACATCAGCAGAGTAGTCTCCCTTAATATCCTTTGATGGTAGATACTCAATTGCATAAGGGCTACCTGCATCAATACCACGAATAGCCTTGTTTTCGTTAAAGATTTTTTCATCTACTTCAAAACAAAGTGAGATTACACTCTTAAGTGCAGAGGCAAAGATAGCCTGCGCTGACTTAACCTGTGTATCAAATCCACCCATAAGGGCTTGCACGCCTTGACCAGTAATGATTGAAGCATCAACATTTCCAGTACGTGATTCAGGATAGCGTGTACCAGTACGCAATTCATTTTGTAGAACTGCTTGCTCATTAAACAATGAGCCAGATACTGGTAGTTCAACTCGGCGAACACCTGCTGGGTTCTTAGTACGGATAACTCCGTCTCCACCGAATTGGAACTCGTTCACATCGTCAGGGACAATCAGTGGTGACTGCACAGCCTTCTCTGTTGCTTCCATCGCAAGTAATGCGAATCTATTTCGAAGCAACTGAATGCCAAGCACGTCATCAAACTGCCCACGCATCTCTCCATCAACAGTTGGTCGCTTAGCGACTACAACCATCATCTTGCCAATAGGATTCTTGGCACGGGAGATAACTAGGTTCTGGCGGTCTGGAACGAAAATAATAGATTGATACTGGTCGTAGTAACGAACAATCTCAAATCTACTATTCATGTCCTGGTCGTATCCGTCACGACCAAGTAAAACGTCAGCATGTTCTGGGAACTGAGAAATCAATTCAGCCAGTGGCATAGCATAACGCTTAGCAAAAGCAACGCAGCGTCCGTAGCGGTCAAACTCAGGATAAGCCCCGATAGGACTTTCTACGCGAATACGCGGCAACTTTGCTTCAGTGTCCAGTTCAATAATGAACGGAACAAACCCAAATGTGATGTACCAGTCTGCGCCTGTATACATCTGTACTTGCAACTCGGAATTATAAAGATAGTTAGCAGCAATGCGAGTACGGTTGTCTGCTGCTTTACGAGCACGGTCTTTTGTTTGGCTAACTACAGAGCAGTTAACTGCTGGTAGTGGAGCCATAACTTCTGATAGGTCACGGGCAACAATGTCAACAAAGTTGGCAACTACGTTAGCCTCTACACCATCAGGAAAAAAATCAGGATATACACTAGCAATCTGTCCTTGACGGACTAGTAATACATCTTGGTGACGACCATCGCGGTCACGGCTGCGGTCTTTCAAAGACGCAACACGTGCAAAAATTTGCTTATCAGTTAGCATTACTTAGTCCTTTTTGGAGATGATTTTTTCTTGGCTGTCTTCTCTGCCTTTTTAATAGCCTTAATGGCTTCTGCAATACGTGCGTCAACACGAGTGTAATTCTTTAATTCTGCTTTACTTAATTGACTAAACGCAGCAAGTTCACTCTTAGGTGCACGTTCTGGATTAGGTGCAAGATTACGAACATCAATTGGTTGCTCTTTATCAGATAAAGATTATAAATCTCTTTAGCAGGGTCTTTCTTTGGAGCACGAACTCCACTGCTACCTCTGCGCTCTACTACACGCTTAGGTGGATTTGCTACATCTGGTCTGCGACTAGCACGACCAAGTTTAGGTGCACCTGTTTGCATTTCAGTTCTAATAAGTTCTCTGATTTCTTTTTGAGAAACCTTAGCAGAGGCTGCTTGCATAACACGCCTCTTTGCTGCGTTAGAGATGGCAGCGCGGCGTATTGCTTCTACTACTGCTTTTGCTAGCGGTGCTGGCATCCCTACTCCTTACTTCTTCTTTGGTCTTAGTTGTGCTGCACTCTTTTTTGCTGGACGTGGACGAGTTGGTTTTGCACTATTAATTTTTATAATAGGTTTTGCTTCTTTATCAATAGCAGCATCTTTGCGTAATGAACGATTACCTTGGCCTCGGGTAGTTTGAGAAGTTACACCTTTAGGTCCTTTTAAACCAGTCATTCTGGTAAGGTACTCGCCTTCCCACCTACCTTCTAACTTCTTAAAAGAAAGTTCAGCAGCACGCTCTGAGCGTTGAGACTTAGTTAATTTAGCACCACGTGTTTCAAGTCCTGGACCAGAAGCAGTACGAGCAGGCTTTATACGAACATGAGATTTAGGTTCAGCAAGTTTTGTAACCTTTTTAGTTTTGCTAGCAGGCTTAATAACTTTCTTTACTGCACGACCTACACCCTTAGCAACTTTTCCGTAAGGAAACAAAAGCATTGCAACATCGCTTGCGTTCTGAGGCATAAGCCAATCATTAGAAAACTTTGCTGCTTTACCAGCCGCACCCTTAAGAGGTGTTTGCTTTTTAATTTTTGGAGTATCAGTGCGATTAGAAGTCTTAGCCATGTTACTTACCTTTTTTCTTTTTAGATGCAGCATACGCTGCACCTGCTCCGCCGCCAACAGCAGCACCTGTTGCAGTCTTCTTAACAACTCTTGTTGTCTTAGACTGTGTTGCCTTCTTAAAACTTTTTACTTCACGCTTTGCTGTGCGATAAGCAGCAGCATAGGCCTTTGCTTTCTCAGCATTACGAATTGCATCTAACTTATCTAATTGATTAAGGGTCATGTTATCTGGAACACCCTTGCGTAATCCGCCTAATGCTGGCGTACTTAATGCTGGCATACCTGGTACGTCTACGCCACTAAAACCTTTATCAAGACCCATCTTTGTTTTGAAAGCGTTTGACTCTCCAACAGTTGTTGAGCCATAGGATTTCTTTTTAGCGCTTTGCTTAGCAATTCTTTTTGTTGTTTTAGCAAGACTTTTAGTTCCTTGCTTCATTCGCTTTGCTTGCTTGATTGTCATGTTAGGTGTTTCTTTTAGGAATGGAGATGTAGAAACAATCTTCTTATCCTTAGCAGCACGTGAACCTTTGACATTCTTAACAACCTTAGTTGCGCCTTTAATAATCTTGATTGGATTTGGCATTACTTTGCCGACATTCTTCCGTTGCCAGCACGCTTACGCTTTGGAGTAGCAGCCTTCTTAATGGCTCTTTGTGGTAATTTTGCAGCACGGTATGCTAATTCACCAGTACGACCAGCAGCAATAATAGGAGAAATTGCAACCTTACCAACTTCCTTAGCAAACTTTCCAAGTATTTCGCCACCAGAAGCCTTCTTAGGCGGCTTTTTAGGACCTAGTTGTTTAGGCTTTGCCGTTCTTCCCTTGCCATAGTTTGGCTCACGTGTAGGCATAGGAACTGGCGTTGCACTTCCAGGTGCACGATTAGGCTTCCGCGTTGGCATAGGTACTGGTGTTGCGTTGGTCTTTATCCTACGCATTACTTGTCCTTGTTTCTTTAATGCCATGATTACTTAGCCTTCTTTGCTGCTTGCTTCTTTAACTTTGGAGTATTAGCCTTACGACCTGATTTTGAAACAATATTTACTGGTCCAGGTGCGTACATTGCTTTTTGCAGTCTTGCAAGTTCGTCTACATATTGACGAGGAAATAGTAAAGTTTTAGGGTCTAGACTCATTCCTCTTGCAGTGGTCATTGCTGCGCGGCGAGCCTCGTCTGCTGTGTATCCCTTAGGAGCCATTGATGGTCCTTGTGCTGCTTTTAGTCCGCGAGCATTTGCTTTAGCAGCCTTCTTTGCTGCTCCTGCCTTAGCCTTAGCAGCCTTTGCCGCTGCTGCTTTCTTTGTTGCTGCTGTTCCAGCCGCTTCTCCAGCCTTCTTACCTTTAAGCGTTCCTACAATTGCTTTTGCTACAATTTTCTTTAATGGCATTTTTTTTCCTTATCCGTATTGTTCTTGCCACTGTTCTTGCAGGGCAAGGTCTAGGTTTACTGTTCCGCGTTTTGATAGTTGAGCACGGGTAGCCCAGCGATTTTCTGAGTAACGTGCGATAACCGTGCTTTGTTGCATCAACTCACGCAGTCGCAAAAATGCAAACCACATAGCCATTACACAGTCGGTCTTACCCTTTGTTTCGGGCTTCCATGTTATGAGTTGTTGGATTAAAGCCTTCACTCCCTCTGAACCATCTGAGGAAGGGAATTCAATTGTGTTGTTCTTTTGGAACGTTCCATCATGCATAGTGCCTAGCATCGTTGACATAGATGCAACACCATGGGAGGTATCCCATTTATTTTTTTGTGTGAAGTGCGGCTTCAAACTACAGCCGTATTGCGATAGCCATTGACGTAAATCTGTATCTAGTTCATAGGCTTTCTGGTGTGCGTTAATCTCCACACGAAACTCGTTAGGACTATACTTGAGAGTAAACTCTTCAATCATCGCACGAATCTTTTGAGGCGTAGGCTCAGACATGTTCTCACAGTCCAGCACATACATCTTTCCGTCTATTCGGTTATAGGTCATCGCTACAAATGCAGCATGTCCTCTGCCCATAGCAGGGTCAAAACCAATAACTGTATAACCTTCAACCTGCATCGGATGTCCCACCGCGCCTGGTTTTAACGGACCTCGCCTACGTGTACCTTTGACACAAGCCTGAACCAGTGCGGGTGGGAAGATGGAATCTTCTTCGACATCCTCTTGCTGATAGACCAAAGCCCAAGTACTAGGAGTTACTTCACCACGGCGCTTAAATAATGATGGACCATCCCACTTAGGAAATAGCCCTTGCTCATCGGGTAGTTCGTCCTCGTCTCCATCCCACGGATGGTCAGACTTAGGCCAAAGGGTTACCCATTCTTCTGGGTCTTCCCCAAACTCCAAAACCGCAGGCATAGCCATGTAAGTAAATGGGCACTTACCATTAGACCAATGCTTCGGATTACGGAGTTCCTTATAGAAATCATTCGCCGCAATTCGTGTCCCTACAATCAATAACTTGCCGTTCTTACCCAAACGGGTAATAACTTCTTTTTGTAACCAGTTAATCTGCTTGTCCCACTCGTGGGCGTTAGCAGTTGTAATACAGTCGTCCAAGATAATCAGGTCAGCACGTGCTCCGTAAATCTGACCACCCATACCAAGTGCTTGGATAGTTGGGTCCTTCTCGGATGAATCTCTCGCATCGCCCCCAAGGTAAACGGTGTCTACCTTCCAGGTATCGGCATCTTGTTTCCAACCGCCCTCTGGGCCATAGGCTGTTTGTAACTTCAGCCAACGTGGGTGGGATAACCTTTGCTTAATCGCATACACGAACTCTCGCGCTTTGTTAAGGGTCTTACTGACCACAATGATACGCACATTGGGATTGAGGGCGATACGATAAGTCGAATAGTTAACAGTCACCACAGTGGACTTAGCGTGCTCAGGGGGTACGTTAACCAGTAGGCGGTTCTGGTCGCCAGGTTCATAAATCATAGAATCGTGCAGCCAGGAAGGCTCATCGCCTTCTAGTAGGTCAATCCAATCCTGATGGTGTTCAAAGACCTTCTGGTCCAAAAATACCTCTGAGAACTGGGAAAAGGAAATCTCGTCCTTCGCCACTCCAAGGGAGATGGTGGACTTATTTTTGGCATCTGCCTTGGCATCTTCCAAATCACGGGCAAACTTCTTATCCCGTGATAGCCAGATTCTTAGGGTGTCTTCCTTGTACCCCAACTGAACCATGGCCCTCGGAGCACCCATGCCCTCGGCAACCAGCGCCAAAAATTTGGCTTTAGACTCTACCGTTTTTTGGGTGCGTGGGTTATTGCTTTTGCTAAATGTCATACTT